ACGAAGATTCTAATCCAAAAGAAAGGAATGCTAATGGTCAAACTAAAAGCGGAATGTACTCTTTATTTATACCTATGGAGTGGAATATGGAGGGGTTTATAGACCTTTATGGAATGCCTGTTTTTTATAAGCCCGAAAAACCTATAATGGGTGTTGATGGTGAAAAAATAATTAATGGAGCTATAGATTATTGGGAGGCTGAAGTAGATTCTTTAAAGAAGGACGCTGATGCTTTAAATGAATTTTATAGACAATTTCCTCGAACAGAGTCTCATGCTTTTAGAGATGAAAGTAAATCGTCTTTATTTAATCTAACTAAAATATATCAACAAATAGATTACAATGACTCTTTGATAATGGAGCATCATGTAACTAGAGGTAGGTTTTATTGGAAGAACGGAGTAAAAGACAGTGAGGTCATTTGGACTCCAGATTCTAGAGGAAGATTTAGGGTTTCTTGGACTCCAAAAAAAGGAATGAATAATAATTTATACTCTAAGAATGGAGTTTACTATCCTGGAAATGAGCACATTGGAGCTTTTGGTTGTGACTCTTATGATATATCCGGGACTGTTGGAGGCCGAGGGTCTAATGGAGCGCTGCACGGAATGACTAAGTTTAACATGGATGATGCTCCAAGTAGTGAATTCTTTTTAGAATATGTAGCCAGGCCACAAACTGCTGAGATATTTTTTGAAGAAGTTTTAATGGCGTGTGTATTTTATGGAATGCCTATACTTGTTGAAAATAATAAACCTAGATTATTATATCACTTTAAGAATAGGGGGTATAGAGGCTTTAGTATGAATCGTCCAGATAAGCACTATAATAAGTTGTCGAAGACTGAGCGTGAATTAGGGGGGATACCTAACACTTCTGAAGATGTGAAACAATCTCATGCCGCTGCAATAGAATCTTACATAGAGAAGCATATAGGAATAGATTTAGATGCAACGTACAGGGATCCGGATGAGATGGGCAGTATGTACTTTGCTAGAACTTTAGAAGATTGGGCAAAATTCGATATAAACAATAGAACTAAATTTGACGCAAGTATAAGTTCGGGATTAGCTATAATGGCTAATCAAAAAAATGTTTATTTGCCTGAGCAAAAACAAACAAAAATAAGTCTTAACTTTGCAAGATATAATAATAAAGGATCTTTAAGCGAATTAATTAGATGAAGGAAGTTAGTGTAAATATTTCATCTGTAGGATTTCCAAGTCAATTTGTTTCAGATGCTGAGAAAGCAACTGAAGAGTTTGGATTACAGATAGGTCAAGCAATACAATACGAATGGTTTAGAAAAGACTCAGGAGGCTGTAGATATTATAGTCAATGGAGAGATTTCAATAGACTTAGGCTGTATGCTAGAGGAGAGCAATCGGTTGCTAAGTATAAAAATGAATTAGCTGTTGATGGTGATCTTTCCTACCTTAACTTAGACTGGACTCCTGTTCCTATAATACCAAAGTTTGTAGATATAGTTGTTAACGGAATGTCTGATAGGTTATTTAAGGTTAATGTTTACGCTCAAGATGCGTTGTCTCAAGCCAAGAGAAGTAAGTATCAAGAAATGGTAGAAGGTCAAATGGCTGCTAAAGAAGTTCTTCAAACAGTGAAAGACAACACGGGGTTTGATCCTTTTATAATGAATCCCGACGATCTTCCCTCTACAGACGAGGAGCTTTCTTTATACATGAATTTAAATTATAAGCCAGCTATAGAGATCGCAGAAGAAGAAGCGATTGATACTATGTTTGCTGAGAATCATTATTCTGATATACGAAAAAGATTAGATTATGATCAAATGGTTGTAGGAATGAGTGTTGCTAAACATGAGTTTCTTCCAGGATCAGGCATAAAAGTTTCTTACGTAGATCCCGCTAACGTGGTTTATAGTTACACAGAAGATCCAAATTTTAAAGATTGCTTTTATTGGGGAGAAATAAAAACTGTTCCAATTACAGAGTTGAATAAGATTGACACTACACTAACTAATGCTGATCTAGAGGTAATATCTCAATATAGCCAAAGCTGGTATGACTATTTCAATACTGCTCAATATTACGAGAACGATATTTTTTACAGAGATAGCTGTACGTTAATGTATTTTAACTACAAGTCTACTAAGAAAATAGTTTACAAAAAAAAGAAGTTAGAGGGTGGAGGTTCTAGAATGATAGAAAAAGATGACACCTTCAATCCTCCTGAAGAAATGATAGAAGATGGAAACTTTGAAAAGATAGAAAAAACTATAGATGTTTGGTATGATGGGGTAATGGTTATGGGTACTAATATTTTACTTAAGTGGGAGCTTGCTGAAAATATGGTTCGACCTAAATCTTCTTCTCAGCATGCAATACCTAATTATGTAGCTACTGCACCTAGAATGTATAAAGGTAATATCGAATCTCTTGTTAGGAGAATGATACCTTTTGCTGATTTAATTCAAATGACACATTTAAAACTTCAGCAAGTTATAGCTAAAGTAGTTCCAGACGGAGTGTATATTGATGCGGATGGCCTAAATGAAGTTGACTTAGGTACAGGATCAGCGTATAATCCAGAAGATGCTTTAAGATTATACTTCCAAACAGGTAGTGTAATAGGAAGAAGTTATACTCAAGAAGGGGATTATAATCAAGGTAAAGTACCTATACAGCAGCTCACGTCCAATTCAGGAGCCTCTAAGACACAAATGCTTATAGCTAACTATAACCACTACTTAAGCATGATAAGGGCTGTAACAGGCTTAAATGAGGCCAGAGACGGGTCTTCTCCTAATTCAGACGCTTTAGTTGGTGTTCAAAAGTTAGCAGCATTAAGTTCAAATACAGCCACTAGACATATTCTAGACGGTAGTCTTTATATGTATAGAACTTTAGCTGAGGCTTTAACTTATAGAGTTGCAGACATACTTGAGTATTCTGACTTTAAAGATGACTTTATAAATAAAATAGGAAAATATAATGTAAGTATTTTAGGGGAGATATCTGAGTTATATATTTATGACTTTGGAGTATTTATTGAATTATCTCCAGATGAAGAAGAAAAAGCTTTGCTTGAACAGAATATTCAAATGGCGCTATCTAAAGGAGATATTAATCTAGAGGATGCTATTGATATTAGAGAGATAAGAAATCTTAAGCTAGCTAATCAATTACTGAAAGTTAAAAGAAAGTCTAAACAAGAAATAGACGAAAAGAAAGAAATGCAACGTCAGGCTATAACTGCCCAGCAACAACTTAAGTCTCAAGAAATGGCAGCTCAAGTAGCTGTTCAAAAAATAGAACTAGAGACTCAAGGTAAAATGAAATATAAGCAAGCTGAAATTGCTTTTGAAATAGAGAAGACAAAGGCCGAGGCTGAATTAAAGTCTCAACTAATGCAGCAAGAGTTTAATTACAACTTACAGCTACAAGGTATTAGTGATGCTCAGCTAGCTAAAAGAGAGGGTAATAGAGAGGAAGCAAAGAAAGATAGAATAAGTCAGCAGAATACCGAGCAATCTCAATTAATAAATCAAAGAAAAAATAATTTACCGCCTAAGAATTTTGAATCTAATGAAGATTCTCTAGATGGTTTTGATTTAGCTGAGTTTTCTCCAAGGTAAAAAAGTGTCTTTATATTTTTCTTAAATTTGTAACTTAAATCAAATCAAATGGATATAAAAGTAAGAGAGGTAACGAATGTAGATTCAAAATCTTCACAAGAAATTGAACAAGAGCTACTTGACAAACATGAACAGCAATTTTCTGAAGAGTCAAGCGAACAGCCTGTAAGTGAAAAGAATGAGATTGATGATACCGAAGAGGAAAAAAAAGAAGAGCCTGTATTAGAAGATAATACTTCTATTAAAGAAGATTACGAGCTAAAAGAGGAAGATGTTCTTTCATATATTGGAAATAGATATGGTAAAGAAATTAATTCTATTGAAGAATTAATGGAGGCTAAAGAAGAGGCGGAAGAATTGCCTGAAGATGTAGCCGCTTACTTTAAATATAAAAAAGAAACAGGACGAGGAATTAGTGATTTTGTTAAATTACAACAAGACTACACTAAAATGAATCCTGATTCTTTGCTAAGAGAGTACTTTACACTTACGGAAGAAGGTTTAGATTCAGAGGATATCAACTCCATACTAGAGGATTATGATTATGATGAAGAGCTAGATGACGAATCGGTGATTAAGAAAACTAAATTAGCAAAGAAAAAAGCTATTGCTAAAGCAACTAGGTTTTTCAATGAACAGCAAGAGTTATACAAACAACCGCTTGAGTCAATCGGTAGTTCTAACGAAGCTAATGAAGAGCTAAAGGAGTATAGGCAATATTTAAGTACCGCTAAATCTCAACAAGAGGAAGCAAATCGTAAGCGTGAATGGTTCTCGAAGAAAAGCGACGAGGTATTCAGTTCAGAGTTTAAAGGTTTTAAATTCAAATTGAACGACGCAGATGTTACGTTTTCTCCAGGTAGCACTTCTGAATTAAAGAAAGCTCAAGAGACTCCTTTGAATTTTGTAAATAAATACTTGGACTCTGATGGACTTTTAACTGATGCGGAAGGATACCATAGATCTTTAGCAATCGCAATGAATCCTGATAAATTTGCTCAGTTCTTTTTTGAACAAGGTAAATCACAGGCGACTGAAGATGTGATACGCAAGACAAAAAACATAAACATGTCAGAGCGTAGAACTCCAGAGGTTTCTACAAAAGGAGGAATGCAAGTAAAATCTTTATCGAAACCATCGAGTAGAGGATTAAAAATTAAAAGTATTAAAAGAACCTAAAAAAAAATTAAAAAATTATGGCTGGATCGGTAAATGCAACCCCGACATTCGCTCTAACTCCAAGTTCAGAAAGAACACCTGGAACAGAGAATTACATTACTAACTTCGACTTTTTAAATCAGTATCTTCCTGATACTTATGAAAAAGAGTTTGAACGTTATGGAAACAGAACTATCTCTTCATTCTTACGTATGGTAGGAGCTGAGATGCCTACAAATTCTGACCTTATAAAATGGGCAGAACAAGGTAGACTACACACTAAATATACTCAAGTAGGTACTGCTGCTCTTATTAATGCAGACCAAGCTACTTTTCAAGTAAATGACGTTATTGACCCTGCTACAGCTCAACAAGTTGTAAGAGTAGGTCAAACTATTGCTGTTGTACAAAACAGTGGCGCTGGTATGAATAAAGCTGTTGTTACTGCTGTGAATAACGCAGGTGGTGGAGCTGGACAATTTACTTGTTCTTTCTACGAAGCAGGAGGATTAATCGCTGCTGGAACTGGAGATGCTAACGCTGATGTTACTATCTTTATTTATGGTTCAGAATTTAGAAAAGGAACTGCTGGAATGGTTGGTTCTCTTGAGTCTAATGACTTTATCTTTGAAAACAAGCCTATCATCTTAAAAGACACATATACTGTTTCTGGATCTGATATGGCTCAAATTGGATGGGTAGAAGTTACTACTGAAGACGGAGCTACTGGATACCTATGGTATTTAAAATCAGAGCATGAAACTCGTTTACGTTTTGATGACTACTTAGAGACTGCAATGATTGAAGCTGTACCTGCTGAGCAAAACTCAGGAGCTGCTGCTGCATTAGGTAGCGCTGCTGGTGCTGCAAATCCTGGTGCTGGATCTGACGGTATCTTCTATTCTGTTTCTCAAAGAGGAAATATCTGGAATGGTGGAAACCCACAAGCTTTAGCAGATTTTGACGCTATCATCTCTCGTTTAGATAAGCAAGGGTCTATCGAAGAAAATGTTATTTTCCTTGATCGTCAATTTGGATTTGACATTGATGACATGTTAGCTGCACAAAACTCTTACGGAGCAGGTGGTACTTCTTATGGTCTATTTGACAATGATGAAGAGATGGCATTAAATCTAGGTTTCTCAGGATTCCGTAGAGGATATGACTTCTATAAGACTGACTGGAAATACTTAAACGATCCTACAATGCGAGGAGGACTTCCTTTAGGAGCTAACTCTGGACGAGTAAATGGATTACTTGTACCTGCTGGATCTACAAGTGTTTACGATCAAATCTTAGGGAAGAACGCTAAGCGACCTTTCTTACACGTTCGTTACAGAGCTTCTGAAACAGAAGATCGACGTTACAAAACTTGGATTACGGGATCTGCCGGTGGCGCTGCTACTAGCGATATCGATAACATGCAAGTTAACTTCTTGTCTGAGAGAGCTGTTTGTACTTTAGGTGCTAACAACTTCTTCTTATTCCAAGAATAGTAGATTGCCTTTTAATGGGGGTGTAAAAACCCCCATTATTTTATAAACTTTAAATTAAATCTAAATTATATACAATGAAAAAGAATACAGTTTTTGTAGATAAACAATACAAATTAGTAAGAGAAACTCCACCATTATCATTAATACTAGCTTCTCGACATACTCAGAGATACCCTTTACTACATTGGGATGAAAAAGAAGGAACTAATCGTCCTTTAAGATACGCTAGAAATCAAAAAACACCTTTCCAAGACGAGCAAGATAACAATGCTATTTTAGAGCCAATTGTTTTTGATGACGGATTTTTAAACGTTCCTAAAAACAATCAAGTGCTACAGCAGTTTTTATCTTTACACCCAGGGAACGGAAGTCTTTTCGTAGAGGTAGATAAAGCAAAAGAAGCTGCAGAGATTGTTGAAGACTTAAACTTAGAGGTAGATGCCTTAATTGAAGCTAGACAATTAGAATTAGATCAAGTAGAGAATGTAGCTAGAGTTTTATTTGGAAGTGATGTTTCTAAAATTACGACAGCAGAGCTGCGAAGAGATATATTAATATTCGCAAAGTCTGACCCTAAAGGTTTTTTAACCTTACTTAAAGATCCTATGTTAAAAATGAACGCTACTGTTCAATCTTTCTTTGATAAGAATTTATTGAGTCTTAGAAATAATAAAAAAGAGGTGTGGTTTAATACGCCTTCAAATAAAAAGAAGATGCTTAATGTTCCTTACGGCGAAGACTATATGTATATGGCCGCATCCTTCTTTCAATCAGATGATGGAGTAGAATCATACAAACATCTTAGGCAGTTGTCTAAGGATAAGTAAGAGGAGATAAAAAAAAAAAAAAAAAAATT